GCAAGCTGGCTGGCACCTTGTGCAGCAACACGCGGCCCAATGTAATCAACCTGTTGCTGCTGCACTTGCGTCATTGGTACACCACCAACAGAGCGCAATTGCATTTGTCCTGATTCGATTCTTGTGGCCATGTTTATTTATCCGTATATGCTTTGTAAGCCGGAGCCAAAGCACTGGTTAATGTTGCTCCGGCAAGGATGCCGCCAGCCCTGCGAGCGGCAGAGCCAGCAAAATTTAGCTGGCCAGCTTGGCTTCTTGCGCTGTACAGGTTGAGCATGTTTTGGTAGTCGGTGGACTCCAGCATGGCGCTGGCATCCTCAAAGCCCATGACCCGCGCAGTCAGTGCGTTAAGGTCAGCAATACCAACATCACGAAATGTGGCAGCCACGTTCTCGCGCTGCACAGCCTGCACAGATCCCTCACCCAGCACCACGCCGCTTGCAGCAGCTCTTGCGCGAATAGCTGCGTTGGTTGCTCGCATGTTCCTAAGTAAACCATTGCCAGCAATGGTGTAATTCTGAGCTTCCATTTCGGCGCGTTTAATTGTGCGACCGGCTTGGATAGTGGAGTACTGCTCAGACATGTCGGCACGCACCTCGGCCACAGCCAACGTGTCACGCGCTTGCAGCAGGTAGCTTGTCTGCTGATTTATCGCCGCAGCTTTTTGCGCCTCGGCTTCGCCGTAGGCACCAATCAGGCCTGCGACTCCAACTACTTGTCCGGGTGTTACTGCTGTTGCCATGTCATGTTCCTGAGAAAACAGCTACTCGGTAGTCCAAGCCCAGCAGGTTCATCTTGACCGGCAAGTCTTGGGATACCTCAATGGACTGCTCGCGGCTGTAACCAAGCACGCCATTGACGCGCTTGATGCCGGTGAACTCTGGTATGGGGTCGTCCAGCAGCGGGTTGTCAAACAACCTAAACGCCACCGGCTGCTGGTTGATGATCATGTTTTGAGTCTCGTTGACCACTGCGCTGATCTCCACAATGCGCTTCTTGAACGACACCCGGCTGCCGGTTTGCAACTTAACTTCAGCAGGCATGGTCTTAACGTAGACCGTGATTGGCAGGCCAACCTCATAGCTGGTGGTGCTAGATCGGTCAAAGGTCACAGCGCCAGCTCCGCTCACAGTCTCATTCCCTTGTGGCGAGCCATCGGTGATCACGTTCAACACCTTGGCCACATGAGGCAGGCTGCTGGCGCTGGCTGCTGCACCGCCAACAAACGCGCAGTCGGTGAAATACTCGTAGCCAAAGAGCTCAATGAAGTACCTGTCAACGCTGTTGAACGTGCGCTTGGTCACCACATAGATGGCGTTCACATCCACGCCCACATCGATGTAAGAGCCATCTGTGATGAACTCAGATGGGCTGGTCACTTGCTGGCTGCGCATGATGCTGAACACACCCATGGTGCCGTCATCAGTGTTGGTCATCAACAGCAAGTCGGCTTCTTCGGTACTTGATGCTCGACGCAACGCAACGCGCTGTGGCCCTTTGAGTAGGTGGCCAGACAGCAATGAGATCCGCTGCGTAATGTAGGTGAGCTGGGTGTCACTAAACACAAACTCGTTAAGCGACTTGCCTTGGCGCTGAATGTAGATCGATCCAGACTCAACCGATTGCACGCGAGTGCCGGGCTTGATGCCATTGCGACTCACGTTCTTGAATGTAAAGGTCAGCGGCGTGACTGGATCAGTGCCCTGCTGCGGCACAAAGAACTCACCGCCAGTGGTGAACACTTGGAAGTCACGCGAGCTGATGATGTCAGTGATTACGTTCAAATCGTTGGTGTCAAGTGTGGCCTCGACCGCGTCATCATCCAGCGACTCGCTTGGCACAAAGTCAAAGAACAGGCCGATCTTGGAGCCCCAGATCGTGGATGGCCGCGACTTGCTGCCACCAAAATAGAGCCTGCCTTCGTGAAAAGTCACAGAGCGTGGCCAGCCCTTAGTGCTTGACCACACATCCACATAGCCATGCTCAAGTTCCCAGCGGCCTGCATCAATCACGGTGGTGTTAAAGAATGGGTACTCTGTCACCACCTCAACCACTGTGGCTGACACATACCGCACAATCCTTGCGCGACCCTGCGGCTGCACATTGATGTATTGGTTGACAGACAGAGCTGAAAACGTGGTTGTGGTGTAGGTGCTTGTGCCGTTTGGCGTGACGGTGAAGGCCTCTTCAACTGTGGCCACCTTGGTGGTGCCGTTGTAGTCCTCAATCAGCCGAGTTTGGCCAGAGCCTGTGCCGCCTGTGATGTTGACGTACATGCCAACATATATGTCATCTGTTGCACTTGCTGTTGCTTTAAGGGTAATGGTCGTGCTGGTGCCAGCTTGCGCTGTGCCAGAGTCGTGATGCGTCGTTGATGCCGTCAAGGTCACATTACCAGACACGGCAGACGGGGTCAGGGTTGAGCTGGTATTGGTATGAAAATCAATGTCATATGCATACTTGGGTATTGAGTCAAACGTGATTGATGTGGCCGTCCAAGCGGTGTCGCTGGTTCTGGTGATCCGCACCGGCTGCAGATCTGGATGCACCACAATCAATGTGTCGGCAGACTGTATCCAGCACATATCATCAACAATGCTGGACCCAATGGTGGTGGTCAGGTAGCTGTTGCCGGTGCCGTTGATGTTGGACTGCACCACGCCGCCCTTGACGACATGCATGCGGTTGTGGGTAAAGCACAGCATGTAGCTGTCGTCCACAGAAAACTGAAATGGAACCAAGCGCACACCGTTGCCAGCTGACTCGGTGCTTGTGTTTGGCAGCTCAAAGATGTGCTTACTGCCGGGCCTACGGCGCAGGCCACCCTGCGGCTGGATCAGCACGTTGGTAGCCTTGGCCAGTGCATTGCCGTATGCGGCCAAGTCAACCCGCGCACGCAGCAATGGGTCGAGCTCGCCTGTTGCGAAGTTGGTGGTGAACTCAACAAAGCGTGGCATCAGTTTCTCACCGCAATTAGGCTGTAGTCTTCAATCACGCGCACAGGGTTGTTCTGGCCATCGATATTCATAGCGGTGCGCAAAAAGCCACCGCGACCATTCTCAGATGGGTCACCTGTGGCCACACGCTGCCACTTGGCAGACTTGTCTTGCTGCTCGGTAATAGTCTCAGCAATGTGCCACGCAATCATGTACTTGAGCAGCTGCACAAAGTACTGCGGCATGGCGTACTCAGGGACGCTAAACTGGTAATCAATGTAGACGCTGGTCAGGTTGGTGAGCAGCTTGTCGCCTTGGATCTCCCAATCCTTTTGCACAGGGCTGCCGGAGTTGGCGCTGTTGTACACAGCACGGGGGTTGGCCAGTTTGTCGCCGGGGAGCTGGTACTCGTAAGTCCAAACAGTTGTTGGGGTGGTAATGAGCTGAGCCAGCTGCACCTTCTTCATGCCAAAAGACCACGGGTACATGACCAAGGTAGAGTCGCGGATATCTGGATAGAGTCGGTCGCAAACGCTTGACTCATCGGTGCCGTCGTTAAAAGACGAAATAGCCTTGGCACCAATCAGGAGCAAGGCATCAGAACATATCGATACACCAGTGTCGCCAGCAGCCATTTGAACCTCTCAATGTGAGAAAGGCCATCCTCCGAGGATCCCCAGAAGATGGCCTAGCTAACTGACCATCAATTAGTCAGTGTCAGTTGCGCTTACGGTTGTGCCGTCAGCAATGTCAACCACACCAGCTGAAGACACGGCGTTGACGTAAGTCAACACTAGGCTTGGGGTAGTAGCGTCATAGACAAAAAGAATGTCACCGACTTTCAACAGCGATGCGATGCTGTCGAAGTAGCTCACAGTGTTAACTGTGGCTTGGGTATCTGTTGTTTTGTACAGATACATTGATGGTGCATTGCCAGATTTGGCAGCGCATACGGTTACAAAACCAGTGCTTGAAAATGCCATGTCAGTCTCCTAGATTAAGTTTCACGGCAGGTGATCTTGACGATACCTTCATCGTCAATGGCAACAGCGCCAGCACTGAAGACCTCGTTCACCAACCAAGAAGTCTTCTCAGCGATGTAGTTGATCTCAGTTCTCATGGCAATGCCTTCACCGTAGCCAACTGCATCCTTGTGGAATGCAAAGCAGCTGCGATCAAGTGAGCCGTCAATAGCCAAGCCGCCTTCAGAGCGGTCACCCAAGACATGGAACGTGAAGCCCAAGTAGGTGTTGAGCTCGCCCTGCACCAGCGCTTTAACGCTGTTGAAGTCGGAGCTGGTCACGCTAGTCTCAGACAGCAAGTTGGCCAAGCCATTTGCGTGAATAATGATGTTGCGGCCATCAGGTGGAACATTGTTCTTGTCCATTAAGCGCTTAGCTTCGCGCAGCTTGGTAATGTTCATGTTTGAGTCTGTGCCACCAATGTCATTGCTGACGGTCAAGC